ATGGAACAATGGGACTACGTTTTCCTGGGAGATAGGCCCGGCAACGCCCACTACCGGCGACATGGTAAAGACAGGCATGGGCTATTTTAGCTCATACACTGAAACCTACGATGAAGGAGCTTTCGGGCAATTCAGCGGAACTATCACGGTTTCAGGTGCGGTAACACAAACAGTAACACCATGACGGGGAACGGGTATATAGAAATTCAGATCGGCGGTAAGCCGGTCGGACTGCGGTTCAATATGTATGCGATTGAGCAATTCGATAGCGTCAAAGGCAATAATTCATACACTAAGAACCTGACTACTATTGTTTACTCCGGGTTATTGGGTAACTGCTTCGCCATGCAGAAGGAGCCTGAAATATCTTTCGGCGACGTAAACGAATGGGTTGAAGAGCAGATATTTGAAGGCGATCCGGGCGGCACGCTCAACGCGGTGGCAGATACCTTCCTGCACTCTAATGCTTATATCCGGCTGACGGGTAAGGGCAATGGAGAGGCAAAAAAAAAGCCAATACCGCCGGACATGGTAGGGCTGAAGAGCCGTTAGATTACGCTGCTGTTCACGCTTTGATGTTCGGTGAAATTGGGATCTTACCGCGCGAATATTATATGCTCTTACCGCATGAATTAAACGCGATGGTTGAGGGCTACCGGGCGAAGCAATATAAACTAAGCTGCGAGCGGAGACACGCCGCCTACCTGTCTATATTGCCGTTTAGCAAGGATGTAACGGTGGCTATGTTTAACAGGGACTTTTGGCCGCTGGCCGGGGATAAGGCAATAGAGATTGAAGAGGGTAGGCCCGTTGTGGATAAAGAGCTATGGGAAAAGATTTTAGCACGACATAAAAAACTAAAATAACATGGCCGAGATAGCTGCGATGGATATAATCATAGGTGCCAAAGTTGGTGGCGCTGTTGCCGGATTAAATCAAGTGCAGGCGGAGCTTACACAGACCGCTGCGGCAGCCAGTAAAGTTGGGCCTGCGGTGCAAAAAACGGGCAAAGACTTCACCGGGCTTTCCAGAGTCATACAAGATTTGCCGTTTGGCTTTACAGCTATTTCAAATAATATCACGCAACTATTGCCCGCTGCCGGGGCTTTGGGGCTGGCAGTAAGTGCAGTAACAGCAGCCTTAACATTTGCAAGCGTTGGGTTTGGAGCATGGACGCGGGGCCTGGAAGGTGCAGCAAAGACGGCAGAGGTATTAGAGGACGCGATCGGCGGCGCAGCCGGTAAGATAGCACAGGTAAAGGCACTTTCTGAAGTGCTTACAGATCAGGGCGAAACATTGCAACGCCGCAAAACCGCATTACAGGAATTAACTAAAATTGATAAGGAGCATTTCGGGCAGTTATCACTCGGCAAATCTTCTTATGAGGAAATAAAAAAAGCAGTTGATGACTATAGCAATTCATTATTTGCGCAGGCTAAAATTCAGGGTGCTATGTCGGCACTTGCCGAAGCCGAAACAAATAGATTGAAGGCACTAACTGTATTTATAAAGGCGGCAAATGTAGCAAACCTCGAAGCTGCAAAAATAATATCAGGGGAGCTTGTCATTGCACGCGGGCAGCAAACAACGGCGCAACGCGAAGCATTTAAAGCTGCTCAGGAACTAAGCAAAGAAACGGAAATACAAATAGCACTCGAAAAGCAGGTTAATGATGAAACAAAAAAGGGGCTGGACTTTACCGAACTAAAGACAGAAAAAATAAAGGCGGTAAGGGTTGAAGTTGATAAAACAAAAGAGGCTTTCGACAGGCTTATTGCAACGGAAATTCAGTTTATAGATTTCCTTACTAATCTTGAAAAGGTACCCTTAGGTATTGGCGACAACTTTAAAAAGATGTTCGATAAAATAAAAGAGGGGCAGGATAAGCTAAAGGGCAGTAAAGCTATTTTGCCTGAAAGCATGTTTGAGGATTTAGACAAAGCAACAGATAAGAGGCGCAAACAACAGGCCGATGACCTTGCCAATGCCATGAAGGCAGCCCAGGCATTGCAGGGTGTTTTTGAAGGCGTATTCCAGGGCCTTGCGCAGACCGGGCAGCTTTCAATACAATCATTAATAAAATCTATTGAACAACTTATAATAAAACTTGCGTCAGCAGCGGCGGCGGCGGCTTTAATATCCGCATTCTTACCGGGCGGGCAGGTTAAGACACTCGGCGGTTTTGCAGGTATCTTCAAAGGGCTTTTAGGCTTTCAGCACGGCGGTATCATTACAGGCCCTACAATGGCGCTGATGGGCGAAAAAGGCCCTGAAGTGGTGCTACCATTAGACCGCCTGCGCGAGTTTATGACGGGCGGCGGCTCGCAGGTTGTTGTGTTGGAGACAAGGGTACGGGGTGATGATCTTTACCTGATTAATTCACGGACAGCAGCACGAAGGGGGCGCGCTTACTGATGGCATACGGCGTAAAATATATTATCACGTTCTATTCTCAAACGGGTATAAGGTACACGCTTCATTTGCTGCAGAAAGATTATTCCGGCAGCGCTCCGGTATTGGAGGGCGGGCCCGATCCATTTGTCCTTAACTATCAATCCGGCGACGATGATATTATTAACGCGATCCGTGCAAGTGAGGCAACGATACAGTTTTACAGCCCGCCGGGTATCACGGAATTTTATTCAGAAGATGATACAGCCTGGAAAGTTGAGTTTTACGATTACCTTACCAGCGCTCTTCTTTGGACTGGCTTTGTAGTGCAGGACGCTTGCACTGAAGTTTTCCAGGATGAGCCGTATTTGGTAAGCCTGCGGGCTACCGATAATGTAGGCTTGCTGAAAGATATTTCATTTTTCGATGGCTACCGGCGGGCAGGGTTTTATACGGCATACTTCAATGACACTACCAACGTAGATGCCACAACGCCGGGGCAACTGCTGATAACTGTTCCCGATGAGGATGAAGACCCGGCGCTGATGAATTATATACTTTACGGCGGCGTGGTTTATATAATTAATTCGGCAGCATATCCGGCAACGGGGCAACTGTTACTTTCTATTGATCCGGCGGCGCCTGTTGGAACCGGGACGGCGGCATGGACTATTTACACAAGTGATAACCCGCTCGATAAGCTGCAGTTATATACTTTCATTCAAACGGCGATCGTAAACACCGGGCTGCTGTTGCGCCTCGATATATACAGCAACCTTTACGAAAATACTGAAGATGATCGCAGCATAAGCAGCACCGCAGATATGTTCATCGATGAACGGCTGCACAGCGGTATGTTTATTAATGACGATGGAACCTGGGCAAGTGTTTATGAAGTATTAGAAACAATATTAATGCCGCTGAATGCGACGTTTATGCAGGTTTCAGGCAAGTGGGTAATCGTTCGGCAATCTGAACTAAAGCTCTTCGCCAACGCGATACCCGGCACCGCATACCCTTTAGGCGGGCTGCCTGTCGCGGTAACGCTTGCGCCTGATTACCCGGTGGCCATTGACAGCGATAATGTGTTTATAAATGCCGATGCACAGCGCAGTATATTGAGGCCGTTTAAATTCGTGAAGCACACATTTAACTATGATCTTCCGAAGGAGCTAATTAAGAATATCAATTTAAATGTCCTCGGCGAACTACTTAACGAATATACCTTCGATCCGGGTGGGCCTGATGAGGAACTACGCCGCGAATATGCTTTGCCGTTTTGGACTGAATTAGATCCGAGCAACCCGGTTGCGCCGATTGTTTACGTTCGCGTAGTTTATGAGATCGTCGGCATTGATGAGGTGCAAACTGATAAATACATTGTATTGTTTAACGGTGATTACGGCGGGCCGTGGCTGGAATCATCCGCATTTTATATTAATGTAAACGATCGGGTAAATCTTTCATTCAGCATTCGGACGCGGCACCAAAACACCGGTAGCGGATCACTGTTCTTTAAGTTTGAAACCGATGATGGCATAGATGAATATGCAATCAACCTTGGCACCGCCGCGCAGGATGGAACCTGGACGACTACCGGCGCCGTTCAATTCGA